TAGTTCTGCGCTTCCTGATAACGAGCGTATTGATCGTCCATTATCTGCTGTGCGAATTGCTGCTGCTGATTGCCGACACCCTGCATCTGCTGCGCATCTGCGAACGACATGCCGCGCAAATCCTGCCCCAACTGACCCAGAGAGTTTGCGCCAGCTAGTCTCTGTTGAGCACCCTGCAAGCCAGCATTTTGGTTAGCGAGAGCAGCTTGCAGACCGGCATCAACGTTACTAAATTGACGATTAATGTCCTGCTGATTCTGCTGGAAACCCATCTGCTGATTTGCAAGCGCAGCTTGCATTGCTGCGTCCTGATTTTGAAATCCGTAACGCTGCGCATTCGCCTGATTAGCCAACGCTGCTTGCATTGCGGCGCCTTGATTAGCCTGTGCTGCCTGGCTGCCAAGCTGCTGTCTTGAAAGCTGATTAGCCTGGTTAGCTAGACTAGCGTTAGCGCCCAATTGCTGCGTCTGCATCAAGCCCTGGTTGCGCAGGCCGGCTGCGTCAATGACTGCACCCTGATTAGCAAGTGCTGCTTGCAGCGCTCGATCCTGATTAGCCTGGGCTGCCGCGCTTCCTAGCTGTTGCGCCTGCATGTTTGCTGCCTGGTTAGCTTGGCCGGCAGTGACGCCTAACTGCTGCGACTGCAATTGACCCTGGTTGGCCGCTTGACCTTCTTGCAGCGCTGTTTGCTGATTAGCCAGAGCTGCTTGCAAACCACGATCTCGATTAGCTTGTGCGGCAGCATTGCTAAGTTGTTGAGCCTGAATGCCTGCGGCCTGATTACTTCGACCGGCATCGACACCCAAAGCCTGAGATTGCAAACGACCCTGATTGGCCGCCTGACCGGCAGTCAACTGAGCCTGCTGATTGGCCAGCGCTGCGCGCAAGCCCGCTTCCTGGTTCATCTGCTGTCGCGACAAATTGTTTTGTGCGTTAGCCTGCTGCGCTGTCATGTTCTGAGCCTGGTTCGCGAGAGCAAATGCTCGCGCAGAATCTTGGTTGCTCATCATGCGCTGCAAGTTTTGCTGTCGCGACTGCAACGATGCGTCCTGATTAATCTGGCCGCCTCTGAGCGCTCTGTCTGCATCGCTGATGCTGGCCTGCTGATTTGCTAAAGCTGCTTGCAGATTTGCGGCTTGGTTAACTTCACCACCTCGCAATCCTAATTCAGCATTTGCTTGGCTGGCAGAAAGTCCTGCTTGCTGGTTAGCGAGTGCTGCGCGCATGTTTGCGTCTTGCGATGCTAATCCGCTTTGTAGGCCAAGGCGCGCTGCCTCAGTCTGGCCTTGCAGACCGAGCTCTGCGTTTGCTTGACTCGACGCCAAACCGCTTTGCTGGTTCGCGAGAGCAAATTGACGATTGGCTTCTTGTGCTGCGAGTGCGCTTTGCAGTCCCTGGCGGCTTTGTTCTGTTTGGCCTTGCAAGCCGAGTTGAGCATTTGCCTGACTAGCTGCCAAACCGCTCTGCTGATTAGCTAACTGGCTTTGTAGTCCTGTCTGCTGGTTGGCGCGAGCCGCATCACTTCTTCGCGCCAGGTCTGCTTCGGCTAGACGCGCAGCCGATTCAAAGCCTTGCGCCCGTAACGCCGAAGCAGTTCGAGCTGATTGTTCTAGTGCTGCTCTATTTGTTTCACCTTCAACAATCGCTGCTCTATCGCCGCCAAAAGCGCCTGCTGAAATGGCACCTGCGGCATTTTGATTTTGCTGCATTTTTCGCGCACGTTCGATGTCACCAAGCGCGCTATCGATTACACCAGTTTGATACTGATTCATGTAATCGTTTAGATTGGTATCTCTAAATTGTGCGGCATCAACTCTCTCTGCTGCTACGTCATTTGTGGATACTGTGTTTGGCGTAATTTGACCAGTTTGCACTGCTGCAACGTTACCAATATTGTTTGCTGCAACTGTGCCAGGATTGATCGCGCCAACACCAACGGGGCCAACCGATCGCACATCACCAGCATTAACTTGTCCAACATTGATGTTGCTGGGGGCGCTAATTTGTTGAGCGTCTCTCGCTGATGCACCAGGACCAAGCAAGTCGAGTGGTCCGATTGCTTGACCTCTTTGCTGCTGCTCGCTAATGCGACCGGGATTATTTATTTGTGCGCCAGCGACATCATTAAACTGGATGCCTGTATCTACGTTACCCACATTAATGTTGTTCTGTCTAAACTGTTCGTTTGCCGCTCGCGCAGCTACATCACCCGCATTTATCGCAGTATTGATGTTACCGACATTGACGTTTCGGTTAGTAAAATTTTGACCAGTATTGCCGGCTCGCACATTTGGCGCATTGACGCCTGTATTGATGTTGCCGACCGTCGCGTTGCTTCCTTGAAATGACGTTGGCACATTACTCGATCGCACTTGCTGCTGTCCGCCAGCCCCATTAGGATTAATGTCACCAACACGGTTTACTGCCCCCACTTGACCAGCAGTGACAGAACCAGGCTGATAGGCGCTTACGCCCTGCGCAGCATTAATAGCATCATTGACTTGCTGCTGACCTATGGCGCCTCTTGAGGCGTCCAGAGTTGCCTGCATTCCCTGCTGCTGAAAAGGGCTCATTGGCGCTACACGCGCAGCGTTGTAAGGGTTGTATGGTGTTCTCGATAGCGCTGACCCTGTGTTGAATACATTCAGCAATGCGCCCTTTATTTGCGGGTCCATTTGCTGATTGCTTGATTGATTGCTCTTACCAAAACTCATAAGTAGATACCTCCGAACATTGTCGGTGTGTACATGTTTGCATCATAGCCATCAAAGCCAGGATTCGCCGCTGGAGCGCTCACTTGATCTGCTGAGTCTAAAATCGGCATTTGTGCTGTCCTTTGATGACCGTGTATTCGCGGTTCAGGCGCCACATAAAGTGGCTGTTGGCGCGCCGCAATTGTCTGCTGATAACGTTGCTGCACGGTTGGCTCCTGATAGTCAAGAATGGGCATACTTGGTGTATTTAGCGGACCCCCATGCCTGTAAATAGGCTCATTAATTAGCGGCTCACGCATAGGTTCAGGCGCAAGTTCTGGCGTAGGCTCCGCCGCTGCCGATTGCTGCTGAAGTTGCCGCGTCATCGCCTGAAGTTCTTGAACGGTTATTTCGCCCCTCTGCATTTGAGCGATTCCATCGTTCAAGTTTTGTGACGTAATTCGATCAGGTGGTGGATTCAGTGTTGGCTGAACGGGCTGCGGTGCTGGCTGAACTAGCTGCGGTGGTGGCGCTATAGATTGATTAACAATCGGTTCCTGAAAAACTTCGTCAGGCTCAGTGCTGTAATTATAGTTTTGCGCAGGAGCTGCTGCTGGTGCTTGTGATTGAAAAGGGTTCTGCGAAGGCCGACCAAAATAGTTCGGCCTCGGCTCATAAAAGTTTTCCTGACCAGAATAGTCAGGCGTGAAATTCGCATAACTATTGCCAAACCCACCGCCAAACGTGTTGTAGTTTCCGCCTTGATTGCGCAGAGGACTGTAACTCGACGTATTCGAGAAGAAATTATTGTTCGGCTGCGGCTGCGGCTGCGGTACGGGGGGCTCATACGACGCAAACGGTTGATACTGCTGCGCAGGACGAGGTGGCCTGTATGGCTGGTAGTTACTCCCTGGCAGTTGGTACTGATTGTAATATCCAGACATTGGTTGCATCACGTTTTGCCGACTCCCGTATGCGTCCATCATCGGGTTGTACGGAGTTGGCGCTAGTGGTTGCTGCGGATTGTAATACCCCGTTCCGTTGCCACTTGCAACCGGCGTAAACGGACTAAAACTTTGAGTTGGCGCAAACGGGCTAAAACTTTGATTTGGCGCAAACGATCCGCCCTTTCCGCCGCCGCCGCCGCCTTTACCTGTTGCCATCTTTAATCTCCTTGAACATGCTCACATGACTCACTTTGTACCCGATATCATCGAGAGCTTTGGTCCAGCCTTTTCTGCCAGACAGTGTTATATATTTCGCTTCTAAAGCGCGGCCAAATTCTTGAAACGTTTCGTCCATACCTTTGATTTCCATCAAATCGCCTGCCGCCAAAAAAATATGAATAGCGCGAGCTCGCGGGTAACAAACAACTTCCGTTATCACGCAGCTTTTTTCTGCCGGCCAAAAATGCATCCGACCCTCGCCAACAGCTTCAACGATGTCTTCAAATAAATGAGTGCCGCCAGCAAACTCAAGCGCCGCTTCAAGCATCACCCTGTATGGCAGCATTGCCTCTAACGTACTAGGTGCTTCTAGTGCTTCCTTTGCGTTCATAAGGCTGTCGCTCCAACGTTGCCTGAGTTATCGACTGTGATGCTGTATCGAGTGCCGTTTGGTGATTTCAAAATCAACCTGGCTGCACCCACCTCAACATCCTGATTCTTTTTGTGATTAAGCTGATCAGCTTGCTCAATCTGCAAATTCATTTTGTTCGTATCGATATCTGAATATTTTTCTGGCGCTGCCGGAAGAATCATCTAACGCTCCCTGGCACAACATCTAATCGCATCACTCCAACTCGCCAATCTGTTTGTCGATTGCCTGTCACGCGCATACTGAGCTGGCGTCCTTGAAAGCGCACTGATGTTGGATTGCTAAGACTGTAAGGACCGTGCTCTGTCTCTGTCGCATTCGGATAACTCTTTGTCTTAAAAATGGCCGTGACATCGCCTTGCGTTTTTTCGTCTGGGATTAGATTCTTGGCAACGACTACTCGGTCCCCCGATCCAATTTCAACGGGGCCAGACTCCGCAAACACCGTTGCGTTGTCGTAGTCAAATCCAACTTCATGCTCGTAAATGTATCCGTCAGCACCCACATAATTTGGATAAATAAACTCACCCACATCTGCGCCGGCTGTTCTAACCAGTGATCCGACTGTCCAGAATTTTTCTTTATAGTTGTATGTCACATACGAATCATTTTCTAACGAGTTGTTGCTTGGATAGAACCAAACAACTTCTGAAAATTTGCTGTTCAATACACCGTAGACTTTTGACCTTTGGCCTTCGTTGATGTTGTTGAAAACGAAATCGCCTACAGTTGAAGGGATTGTTCTTACGCCACCGTCATACACATAGAACGCATTGGAGCCCATCCAAATCGCGAAGCCGTCAGCTTTGACGCAAGCATTCGCAGATGCGATGCCGCACCCTGTACCTACGCGCTGAAATCCATAAACAAACGGTGGCCCCGAATAACGCGCAACATGCGCATCTGTCGTTGTCAGAATTAAAGTTTCACCACGCAATTGTTCTGCGGTCAGAATGTTGCCGGCCGTTGTCAGTGTGAAACCACCGGCCTGGTTGGTGGCGGTTGCTGTCCAGACGTTGTTGTTCTCTTGATCGCACCATTCAACTCGATCACCTTCACCACCGGCACCCAGGGCAAAAACAAATCTTTCGTCTGTAGTAATAATTGCAGTGTTATTAACTGGCGCATTACTTAACACTGCCGCTACTGTCGCTGTATTGTTAGCCCACTGATATATTTTGCCATCAGCATTTGAACAGCCGATCGCGTACTCACCCCAGTTGTCGATTGACCAGGACGTTGCTGGGACATAAGGACCGCTATCTGGTCGCGTTGTTCCCCAGGAGCTTAATCCCCAGGTCAAGGCATTCCAGCCTAAATTCTGCACTGCATTATCATCGCCTGCGGTAAATCCTACCGGCGTGATATCGTGAATTGCGTTGCTCTCATCGATGGCGTATAGCTTACTGGTCGTACCTGCAACTGTTCGTCTGCCGCCGCTGTTGTCGCGATAGCTCACAATCTTTCTGCATGCCCCGGTCATTGCTGACGATGTTCTTTTGCGCCATCCGCCGATTGGCTGAAGGCTGCCTTCATACCAACGGATTAAATTACTGTCATTCCAAACGCCGCTTTGCTGATAGTCGGTGCCATTTTTATGAACGCCTGGTGGTATCTTTAATGCCATCAATCCCATTTAGTAGCTCCAGATTGCCGGCGCTGGAAACCCATGCGCTTTGTCGAGGTGAATGAAACGTCCTGAACCCTTTTGATTAACACCGACTCGCTCAAAACCCATCTCAAGCGCTGCCGCAATCACCTTCAATGCTTGATCGCCGGTTGCTGCAATATCAACGGCCCGACCTGTGGCATGTGATCCTGGTTTGTCTTTTCGCTTTTCAACTGGATGCTCTGCGCATCGATAGGCAGACGATAGTATTAAAGGGAATCCGACCTTCTCTCTCAGCGCATCGATCTCGCTCGCGAAAGCCCAATCCATACCAGACAAGCTTCCGCAATGCTGGCATCTGAATTCGTCTTGGTGAAAGTATTTCACTTTCCCACTCCCTTTAATCGCTCTGCACTTCTTGCTCCAGCGAGGCCAAGCATACCAAGCAAAACTGGCATCATTACGCCGGTATCTGCCTGTGGCACGACAACATCGAAAGCTGCCGCAATTGGTGATACGAGAAAATTAACAGCAAAACCGAGTACACAAACCCAAGCGCAAGCCGGGCGCCAGGACGATTGAAACCAATTGCCTTTCGCGTCTTCTTTGTTTAATTCAATTTGCGCCAGAGCTTGTTCTTGTGCATGACGTTCGGCGAGCGTACTTAGCTCATACGCGATGCGCTGCTTTTCGTCAGCATCAGGTATGAACTTGTCAAGCAACTTTGTTGCTGGACCTAGCAGCTCGCCAAGTATCATCTAATTAATTTCCTCAGTTTTTGGCATCAGACTTTCAGTCAGCGTGTTGGTGTATGCGTTCAGTAGCACTTGCATTTCTGATCGCTGGATTTCTAAATCGGAAAGGCTTTTGAATAACGCCTCCGCCCGATTGACGTAGCTAGTGTTGCTTTCACTGAGATCAGCTCTCATCACTACCTGCTCACCTAACGTTATCTTTTCTTGATCGATCTTGATTTCCATTTTGCTCGCTCCTTAATACTTCACCAGCGTGGCGAAGCTTCCTTATTTTTTGTCCCGGCTGTTCCACAACTCAAAAAGCACTTTAATTTTTTCCGCCATCGTTTCCTGGTTCGCATGCATTTTTGCTAACACGATCACTAGGGTGATAAAGCCAACGATCGGGCCATAGTAGTCGGCGATAGCCTCCATCACGCAAGCATCGCTGCGCAGACGCCTGCGCCAGTGGTCACGACAGTACCAACGACTAGCCAGGCCAGCTTTTCCCAGCGGGCCGCATGCGCGTCTGCTACTGAACGAAGATTCTTTAGCTCATTGAGAGCCTCACCCCAGCGCTCGCCGCACTCAGCCTCATGCCTTGCTATTTGCTCAAGCGCTTTTATTGCCAGGTTGCGTTCTTCGTTTGTCACTTTTGGCACCTATTTTTAAGACCAGGGTGTTCCAGATG